TATTGATTTAAATTAATGTCACCAAAGCCTACAGTAGGAACTACTGAATAATCAAAGACAGAAAAAGATGAGTTCGTATATTGCGATAATAACGAATTACTAAAATCGCTTAATACAGCCTCTAACCTTATCGTTTGAGCCATTACATCACAACGCTAAAAATTATAGAGAGAAAATTCTGCTTGCACCGCTAGAGAATGCTACAGTAATGTCACCACCGTTAGGAAGAATTGGTAAACCAGTTGCACTATCAATATAAGCAATTAATCTAGATGTACCCTGAACACCTGTGTCTGCAAATAGAATAAGTGCTTCACAGTTTGCGCCTGAAACTGAAGTAAATGTTGCATCATCTGCATCAAAAACACCGCTTGTGATTGTTTTATTTGATAATGTTGCAGTTGAAATAACAGAAGAGTTTGCTACATCACTACGATATTGATGTGAAGTTGAATACGTATAAACACCAGTATCAATCAATGCGATTATAATGGTATTTGATGCCATGTTGATTGAAGCATTTAAAAATGCCTCTTTTGCTTTTGGGTAAAGTGCGTTTGCCATGTGTGACTCCTATATTTTCTTTATTTATAAAACTACTGGTGTTCCGATTTTTACAAACACTTTTGTTGCTGATAGTGAATATCCAACTTTGAGTGAGAATGTTGCACCATCAATAGTGGGGGTTGTTACGATATCGCCATTTGAACTCAAATATAAAGTCTGATCGGCAGTCCAAGTCCATGATGGGTTTGTGAGTGTTCCTAGAGTAACAGTTTCATTATTCGCATCTAGTATTCCGACAACTTTATTTGCTTGAGTTAAATCTAATGTTGATGCTAGAATTGTTTCAGAATTTGCATTGATTGCAACAACTTTATATGATGATGCATTGCTATTATTGAATATGATATTCAACGAATCTGTTGCCGCACCTCCACCTCCGCCAGTGTTTGCTTGTGTGAATGCTGAGTTTGCTATGCTCAATGCTAAGTTTGCAGTAGAATATGCACTATTAGCAATTGAACGTGCTAAGTTATCTGTACCAGCCGCACCGCCAGTGTTTGCTTTGGCAAACGCAGAGTTTGCCATATCGAGTGCTGAGTTTGCAGTTGAATACGCACTATTAGAATTTGACCATACAATATCAAGTGTATTATTTACTGCGTAGCCAGTAAGACTAGGAACAGTAATAGTATTCGCATAGTTATATGCGGCTTGACCAATATTAGTTGCTGTGTTTGCTTGATTATATGCTGAATTTGATGTTGACCAAATTAAATTGACAGTTGTATTAACTGCATAGCCTGTAAGACTAGGAACAGTAATATTATTTGCATAGTTGAATGCGCTATTGGCTTGTGAGTATGCTAAGTTTGCGGTGTACCAAGCCGATGTTGCTCTTGTTCTTGCTACTGTGTCTACGGTTCCACCACCGCCACCAGACTGTTCGACAAAAACAAATTTACTTGATGCTTCATCATAAGATAAAACATAACCATCAGTAATGCTATCTCTATCAACGTCATCTAAGTAACGTAGATTAACTTCACCTGAGCCAGTTGCTTTGTATGAATCGTTAGGACCGCTTTTAAGTATGACTGCATTGACTTTTGTTTTGAATGCGCTAACATCCTTCTGAACATTGTCAATAAACTTCTGAAACTTTTCTTCAACAGGTTTTATGTCTCCGTCTTTACCATCTTTACCTGGAAGACCTTGAATGCCTTGCGGTCCAACTTCACCTCTTGGTCCTGTTGGTCCTTGAGTTCCTTGTTGTCCGTCTTGTCCTCGTTCGCCTTTGTCACCTTTAAGACCTCGCTCACCTTGAACACCTTGCGGTCCAATTGGTCCAACGGGACCAACTGCGCCTGTTTGTCCATCTCTTCCGTCCAGACCATTTTTTCCATCTGTGCCCCTATCACCTTTCTCGCCCTTCTCGCCACGCTCACCAGCAATACCTTGTATGCCTTGTTCGCCTTGTGGTCCGACTGCGCCAGTGTCGCCCTTATCGCCTTTGTCGCCTTTTAAACCACGGGGACCTTCAAGTCCTAAGTTACCTTGTGGTCCAACTTCGCCCTTGTCGCCTTTTGGTCCGATGGGTCCAACGTCACCTGTATCGCCTTTATCACCCCTGTCTCCTTTGGAGCCAATGAGTCCTCGTTGTCCAGGCGGTCCAGGAACTTGAACGTACTCAACTATTGTTTCTGCTGATTTTTTTTCTAAAAGAGAATATAATTCAGTCTTTAATTTGTCTATCTCTTTTTTAGTATAAGCAACAGACGTTGCTACTGAAATCGCTTCGTTAAGTTGATTAGTTAAATCATTTGACTTCTTTGTCACCTTTTGCCTCTTCAACTAATGTATCAAAAAACTTTGTCATAGATTTAGCCAACTCTTTTTGATCTGTATCATCAACAACATGAGGTTCAGTTTCTTCTTTAGCAATCACAACAGGAATAGGTTGTGATGGAACAGCAAATGGACTTGGCGCAGGTGCTGGTGCAGGCATTGGTGGAATTTCATCTTCTTCATTCGCACTCTCTTCTTCAATTTGCTTATCAATTTCTTCAATGTCATCTTCAGATTGACGTAAAACATTTTTACGAATCCATGCTTTAGAGAAATATTTACCATTGTAATTATCAATGTCACTCAAAATTCCAAGACGTTCTTTCATAAGTTCTGCATCTTTTAATTCAACAAAGTGCATGTCTTTTTGGAAGTCATATGCGATTTCTTCTTTGATTTGTTGCCACTCTGCTCTAGTGCAAACACCTTTAAGCAACAATTGAGTTTCAAGCAAACGATCAAATAAGTGTGAGAATCTTAAACGTAGTCTTTGGATAAACTTAGAGAACTTTAATTCATCTCTAGTAATCTCAGATGCACGACCCAATGAGAATCCATTGTCTGCTTCTAATCTTGATGATGGGACATTCAATGCTTTGAATACTTTCTTTTGGAAGTACAATACATCTTCAATCTCACCGAGATTTTGTCCGCCTGGAAGTGTAGTGATTTCAGTACCTTTACCACCTTCTCTACGTGGTAACCAGAAGTCTTCAAGCATTGTTTGGAATCTTCTATCGTCACGTATTTCACCTGTAGCCGCATCATAGACAAGTTTGTTTTTGTACTTAGCCATGACTTCACGCAAGTATTGTTCTGCTTTCATTTTAGGCAGATTACCAACATCGATATAGAAAATTCTACGCTCAGGCGCACGGGAGATACGATAAATAACAGTCGCATCTTCAAGCATACGTAATTGATTGACGGGCTTGATTGCTTTGTGTAGATTAGAAATAATCATTCGCCCATCTTTATCTGTGATACCCGAATGAATATAACAGATAGAGTCTGGTGCAATCTTTAGCCCTTGATTACCATCATTACTGAAACCTTTTTCAGAATAGATGAAATAATCATTCTCTTGTGTTGGTAATGCAACTATATTGCTTGCTAAGTTTTGCTTAACTCTTTTACTCTCACGCACTTTACGAATTTTACGTGGATCAATGTAACGAACTTCTTTTAGACCTTGGCGTGGTTGTTTTTCATCAATGATCATGTGATAGTAGAGTCTACCATCAATGTACCATCTACGGAAGATATCATAACCTTGATTGTTGAAGTCGAGTAATTTCATGACGTAATAATATTCGTCACGTATTTTTTTCTTGATTGATTCTGGTTGCTGTAGATTATCCAACATAATTTGAACTGGATAATCACCTTCATTGTCAAACACTAATGATTCGTTAACGATATCATCGATTGCACCATCACACTCAGGTTGTAATGCCATCTCACGATATCGTTTGATTAAGTCTGCATCATTGCGAATTGCACCTTCCAAGTCGGTGTAGATACCATAAACGCCACCGCCTGAAATTGCGACAGAACCATCATCGTTTACTGGAGGTACAAATGATTTTAGGTTTTCTGGACTTTCGTCATCTTTACCTATTTTAAATCCAAAAAGTTTAATTGCCATATTGTTTGTCTCTCTTAAAAAGAAATGGGGGCGTAATAGCCCCCATTTGCAGAATAACTATTACGCATGTATTTATGTATGCGTAAATTGTCTCACTTTAAACTGTAGAACGATTTGTAACTGATGGTTCAGGTGCGTCTTCTCCAGAACTACTTGTACCACCAACATCAAGATAGTGATAGTTAAATGTTACTGTGAATTCTTGAATTGCATCTGTAGTGTCATAAGACAAATCAATTGCAGATACGTCTGTTGGAAACGCTTCAAGTAATGCATATTTTCTACTGATAGAACCATCGCCTCCATAGTGATCGATGCTAACTGTAGTACGATAACTGCTTTCATCTCCAACTGCGGCACCAGTAGTTGGACGAATTACGTCTGTTCCATCTGGATTGTTTATATATGCAAGCCAATTATCAAATACTTTACGCATACCTTGATTTTGGTCATTGATAACTGTAACAGTCCATTCACCGTATGTTCTATCGCCAGGAAGTTTAATTTTTCTTCCACGGAAAGGAACTTCAATTACACCAATTGTATATGATGGAATTGCAGCCGATCTGCATAGAAGTGAGAAGTTACCGCCAGCGGCTAACAAACCTTCAGGATCATCAACACCAGTTGGTGCTGTAAGATTGATCTTGAATAAGTTTGGTCTTGCACCAGACGCTAGTGTTGATCTGAATCTATTAATGTTGAAAAAATCATTTGCCATTTTTTAGTCCTTAATTAGTTGTGATACCAACACCAGTTTCAGCACCTAGTGTAAAGTAATCATAAGACCAAGTAACAGTAAACTCTTCAACTGTATCTGTAGAATCGTATGAAAGATCAATAGTACTGATATCTGAAGGCCATGCGTTATACAATGTATATGCATAGATTTCATTTCCACCGTAATCAAATTGTCTAACAATGATTGTTTGAAATTCAGTATTCTCTGCACCTGGAGAAGTCTTTGCTTGTGGTGACTCATAATCAGTCACGCCATATTGAATTTGTAATTCTTCAAGTGCTTGACGAATTTTTTGATTAGTATCGTTTAATACTGTTGTAGTCCACTCTGGGAATGTTCTGTCGCCAGCGATTTTAAATCTTCTACCAGCCATGAAAGGCACTTCAACTAGACCTAGTGTTGAACTAGGTAGTTGAGCGCCTTTACATAGATACGTCCAATTTTGAATCTGCTGAGCCGCTTCAGAGCCACCTAGTTGCGAAAGTTCCACTTGGAACATGTTTGATCTAGCGCCAGTCTTAATGGCCGCTGTCAACTCCGAAATTTTCGTAATTGCCATATAAATCTCCTTATTATTCTATACTATTTATGCGGCAATTTCAGTAAATGCAGTTCCACCTCTTACAGAGACAAAGTTAAGTTGTACGAAGTTAACAGAACGAACTGGTTGTACGTAAATATCGCAAACAAATTCATTTGCATTTACAACAGATTCTGGATTGTTAGATGCGTCACAAACAACTCTAAACGCTGTAATACCACGGCGTGCTTGAACACTTCTTAAGTAAGGAACGATCAAATTAACGAAACCGCTTCTTGTGATTGTATCGTTAGCATCGAATAGAACAGCATCAGCGGCTTGTCCAATTGTTCTTTGCAATTCAATAAACAATCTACGAACGTTGATACGATTTAATGAAGTTGTCTTTGTTGTAAATGTCTTGTCACCAAACAAGTATGTGCCTTTACCAGTTGTTGTGATAATTGGATTAACACTAATCTTGTAAAGTGCATCACGTTCAGTTTGATTTGGATTGAAAGCCAAGCGAACTAGATTCTGAATACGACCGTTAATTGGACCCGCTGGAGATAACCATGGATCACGATTTGCATCGTTTCTTGCAAGAATACCAGCAGTATCGGCATTCAATGGTACATAAACATATGTGTCATTGAATTTGTCGTATTGATATTTCCATCCGCTATCTGCGATAACGTATGTTGAACGTGTAACTGTGTCGACCCAAGCCGCAACAGAAGTTCCTTCTGAACCAGCATTGTTAACAACGTTTGCTCTCAATGGAGAAACGCATAATACAATGTCTTTTCTTAACTCTGCAACGTCAGCAATTGTTCTATTGATTGTTGCGGCAGTCGCTTGACCAGAAAACACGATTGATGTTGGAACTTCAGACGCATTTGCTAGTACTAAGAAACCTGTTGTACGATCACCGTCTGTAAGTGTAGTTCCATCAGAACCACCAGCAAGACTGTAACTCTTTGGAACTGTTACAGAAGTGTATGTTGTTTGTGCTAATGTATTACCCCAATTTGTACCTGCTGAGTCATGGGCTGCCCACCAGATGTAGTTAGAGTTATTGTTGATAACGTTTTTGTAGTAGTTTGTACCACCGTTATCACCTCTAGCATCAGAACCTTTAGAAAGGTTGGCGAATTTTTCAACAACTGTGTTTGCTGTACCAGTGAATTCACTCAATCTGTCTACAACTGCAATGTGCATACCGTCATTTACTGCGGCTTTACCTGTACCATAAGTTGTTGTGCCTGGAGCAATGTCAAACTCGTTATAGAATTCCCAACGGCGTGTAACTGTAGCGGCTGTTGCGCCAGTTAAGTGTGCTGTTGTCAATACGAATGAGTTTGCATTTGTGACAGTTCTCACATTAAGAGTACGATCACCAATTACAACTAAGTCGCCAACAGTCAATTGCGTATTTGCGGCACCTGCTGTACTACTAACTGTTGTTCCGCCAGCGGCAACAGTCCATGTACCTGTCAATGTTGATTCCCAAGCCGCAGAACTAGCACAAGTAGAAACTTTAATACCATTTCCCAAAGCACCTGGATATCTTGCAAGCCAAGGACCAACGTTGAATGATGCTGTATTTAAATATACGTCATCGTTCTTAATTAGTTGACCTGTACCTGCTGTACCCGAACCAGTAGTTGCTTCTGCTGTAGCGTTTAGTGATGTGTTAGCAACACGCACAACATACAACGGTGAAGCATAACCTAAAAAGTTTGATGCAGTTAAAAAGTCAACAATGTTTGTTGAATTAGGTATGCCATATGCATCGATCAATTCTGATTCAGATGCAACTGATTTTGCTTTTTCAACTGGACCCCAACGAAATTGTCCAGAAGTTGCGCCAGCGATTAGTGAAACTGGCTGTGTTGAAGGAACTAAATCTTGCTCTGTGATTTTAATTCCTGGTGAGATTAGACTGATTGCCATTGAATTCTCCTTGCTTATAATGTTTGTTTTAGTCCAGTGATTTTCAATTTATTTATAAAAAGTCGGATTTATAGGTTTTTTCTTCAACCCAAACTTGCCCACTCTTATCAACCTCAAAATTATCATCTTCACCATTATTTATAAAACCAAATGGAGTAACTTCGTCCTCGATCATTTTGATTCTAGCATCATATAATTCTTTTCTTATGTTGATATTTGTTAAGTCTTTAAAGTATGAGTTTGTAGTTAACCAAGAAAACAGCACAAGTGGCATAACTAAGTCATCATGATAGCCTTCATCCGCAGAATAACTATTTCGTTTCTCTATAAATGTTGAAATCTCTGCTATTGTATCTGAATCACATATGAGAAGTTTTTTCTCCTCAACCATAGATTTAAAGTTTGAACACCCTATTCGTTTTACTTTTTTGTCTGTGATAACTCCTAATTGCGTTTTACCTCCACCAAAACCCCCATTTACAACCTGTCCTTGAGGAGTTCTATTAACTGATATGATATTCTCATATTCATATTCTCCATAAAGAATGTCTGCAACTTGTTCTGACGAATTGATTTCAATTAGAACGTATGCTTGATTGTATTCTGTTCCAATTCTGTAAAGAACAGACGGATACAACAATGGGCTAATTTCATTATTTCTGTATTTTCCTACTATTTTGTAGGGCATTTGAGTTATGTCTATAATCTGAAATGCTGAGTAGTCGCCACCAACGCCTTTAGCGGTATCTGCAACAATACAGTAAGCATGAGTCTTATCAGCACGTTCGTAAATGTCTAAACCATCTTTGCTGTAAATCGGCGCATCTGCCGACATTTGTGCAATAGCGTCAGAAGCAATTAGCGTGAGACTAGACCCCAAGAAGTTACATAAAACCTCTTGATTGAACTTTAATTCACCAAGCAATCTTCGCTGTTCAGTCGCCCATGCTTCGTCACGACCAGGAATCTCCCAATACGGAATAAACAGATTAACAAATCCGTTTCTATCATTCTCAGCATCATTCCAGAACTTCCAGAAGTGGTTATATCCTAGTGGTGTAGAACTTAGTAGAATCTTTGTTGTTTCGCCAGCAGAAATTGTTGGATAAACTGAAGTAAAGAATTGTTCTGCTACATTATTTGGTATAATAGCGGCTTCGTCAACGTACAATAAGTTAACTGACTTACCACGAATACCTGATGTACTTGTTGCGGCTGTGAATACGATTGAACCATTCTCTAAAGCAATGTCACCTTTGTTCCATGTCGTGACACCTTGCTGAAGCCATGTAGGAAGATTCTCGTACATGATTTGATAACGATACAAAACTTCTCTAGCGGCTGTTGCTTTGTTTGCTAGAATCGCTACAGTCTTGCTTCCTTGAAACAATGTGTACCAAAGAATATATGCGGCCGATGTTGTTGTTTTACCTTGCTGACGCCCTTCCATAAGAATAACTTTACGATTCTCATGGATAATCTTTACTTTGTTCTTTTGACAATCATAGAGTTTAAATGGCTGAAGCCCATGGTCTAGC